TAGCTCCCGGTCGCAATACGAGTTTAGTACAATGTCGATCATCTCAACCTTTCCTTCGAGTTTTGCTCTCTGCTCATTCGTGCTCATTCATCATTTGTATTTCCGCTATTCTGTAACTGAGTGCAGTTAAGAAATCGTAAAGCTTCATTTGTTCCACGTATTTAATATCTTTGACATTCTGACCAGCCAAAAAGAGTATCTTGCCATACCATCCGAAATTTTCTAATTCTGCAAAATTTCCTTTTCCGCTTGAAGCGAAGATATTAGGGCGGATTGACTTAAAATAATTAAGGGCGTGATCAAAGAAAAAAAAACGCTCCAGACCACGTCCATTGTCAATCCTTTAAACCTTTCGGCCCTCGCGAGTGATACCTCTTCGTTGTACTTTTCTCCTTCTGGGCGACAAAGAATCGAAACCAGGTTGGCGATAGTGTTAATGTCCTTGCTCTCTTCGATCCGGGCCATGTAAACCATCAAATCTGCTGATTCCGTAAACTCCAAAGCCGACACGTCAACCATCGGAACATCGACGCCAAATACTTTTTTGCTCTTAGGTAAAATGTAAGTTTTACCCTCAAACTCGAAACTTTCGATGTCCCTTGCCGTAAACCCCGCCGGGATAAAATGCACTCCTTCAACAAACTGCTTCATGCAAGTTTGATAAAGAGCCTTGATGCTGTTCACGTCCGTTTGCCTTAAAACCGCCTCGGGAATGTCCGACAGGCAAGCGATCACGCTTAGAAAGTACCCTGGAAAGTGTTTGTGCTGATCCTCGATAGTGATTTGCCTTTCGGCTTCGTCAAGTCTGATTTCAGCATCCTTCTCAGGCATCCCGGCGGCCTGAACCGCAACCGTGTAACAATTTCGTAAGGTTTCAGGCATGAGGATCCCGTGTAGCTCGGCGGCCTTGCTAATTGTCAAGTCCTTCCATTCCGAGCAAACAGAATAGGGCTGCCCGTTGATTATTACCAAGATCACTGAACGTAAGGTAACAGGTTCTTTTTTATCGCCATCAATTCGGTCTTGGCTGCGTTCACCCTTGTAATGGAGTGAGAGCCGTTACGTAGCTTTTCCATAAAAACCTCCATCTCAAATAAGAGGTTTTCGGTAGCGTTGATAACCGTTTCAGCTTGTTCCGAAATCGGATCAACTGCGGGGGCCATTTCCAGTTTTTCAACATTGTCAGGTTCATTTTTCTTTGTCCTTGCCATTTTTCGTTTAATTAAAAGTCCAACCTCTGATCTCTGTATTGTGCGGAAGTTCAAAATACATCCGCATTATCATCATATCTGAATAGTCCGGCGACCGGCCTATCGCATCCTTTACTTTGTCCTTTGAAATAATTGATAGCTTTGTGTCACTGTCTAAGGTTTCCGACCTGATCTGCTCAACCTCTTCTGTGATTTTCTTTCTCAAATTCTCTGAAGGTGCATTGATAAACGCCCCGGAATTGTTCGCCAGCTCGGAAAACATAAAAGCGCATTGACTTTTCAGGTTTGAGTAATTCTCCGATTTTCCCTTTACCTGAACGGCCCGACTGTTGTTAACGAAACCTTTACAGGAAAGTATGTCCTTTACTCCACCCCCGACACCATCCTCATCTACCAAAACCCGTGACATCGGGATTCCCCTGGCTGTAGCAATGGCCCTTATCTGCCTTGCTGCCTCTGGGATGCTGCTTTTCTCGATCGTGATAATATCCTCCAATCGAAACCCTGACCAGGTGCCTATCACCGTGCAATCCTTCCCAAACCTTGCTATGTCTGCCGTGATAAACTTTTCTCCCTCTTTAACGTGCTGATTTGTGAACAGGTCACGGATTTTGTCAAAAGGTATAAGCTGATTTTTGTCGTCAGCATAATCCCAGTTGCCATCCCTGAGGCGTTCGCGCGTTACCGGGTCTGTGATGCTGTTCAGGTTTTCAAGGTAACCCTTGTCAAGATATTTATTATCAACGGCCAGCGATTGAACAAATGCCATGTTGTCGGGAAGTGTGCCGGCAATGAACGGATCATGAAACATGGTTTTCAACCAGTTCTTTTTAGGATTGGCAGTTATCAGGATTTTGGAAGGGATGCCTAATTGTTCATTCCGGTACCTGCCTACTCTTGTTTTCAGCACATCAAAGGCCCCGTAATTAACCTCTCCGGCCTCCTCAATCACTCCCCCTGTGTATTCAACTGATCCATAGCGTTCATACATAGGATCGCTTGGCAGGTACTTTAAGTCAAGCATTGATATAATTGATCCATTCTTGAACTCAAAAACATTGTTGGTTCCATTATACCGAAAATCCGACCGGGAAACCTGCCAGTCGGATATGACTTTCCACATTGTAACGAAGGTGGATTCTTTCAATCGCTTTAACTCCTCTCGGCCTATAAACCACCGGGTGCCCTCATACCGCAATGCCAATCCAAGCAGCCACATGCAGGCCAGATAGCTCTTGCCGCCCCCGGCTGCGCCACCGAATAACACGTACTTTGTTTTTCGGTTTTGTAGATACATCAGCGCCAATGCCTGCTTTTCGGTTCGCCTGACCTTTATTTTCTCCTCGGTCATCATTCGTCCACAAATTCAAATCCGGTTATGATCCTGCCGGTATGTTCAATCGTTTCTGTCTGCTTTGGTTTGCCATAGGCACGGTCAAGTAAATACTCAATCGCCCGCTGATCCCCCTTTACTGCCTTCATTCTTAGAACTTCCAAAATGCCCTGAGCTGCCGTTCTCCCATCTTTTACATCTGCCAACAACACTGCCATTATCCCGTCAAGGTCGGGAAGTTTAGGTTTCCCCCCCGGATTGCCAGATTTCCCTTTTTGAAATCTGGTCTTTCTCCCTCGTTGTAAATTTTCAAGACTTTTCGGGTTTATCATTTCGCCTGATTTTTCGCCTGAGTTCGATTTGTCTCCACACGGTGAGCGTTTCGCATTTCACGCCTTATTATCAGTTAGTTACAATTTCACTATTTTTATCTCCGGGTCAAGTTTTTTCATTCTGTCGATGATGACTTGACAATATTTTGGATCGATTTCGATGCCGTAACATTTACGGTTTAATTGGTGGGCAGCAACCATTGTGGTGCCACTACCAAGAAATGGGTCATATACAGCATCGTTTTCCTTTGTGTTGTTTTCTATTGGCTTTGCCATGCACTCAATAGGCTTTTGTGTTGAGTGGCCTGTTTCGCTTTTATTTGGTTTATCAATCTCCCAAAGGCTGTTTTCCTTTCTGCTCCCGTTCCAATTATGATTTTTACCTTTTCTTACTGCATATATGCAAGGTTCGTGTTTGAAATGGTAGTCCCCCCTGCCGATAACGATGTTGTTTTTTGCCCATATTATTTGAGCAACCATTTCAAATCCACAATCCTCAAGATTCTGAATAACAACTTTGGCATGGTGACCACCATGCCAAACGTATGCTATATTCCCTGTGAATAGGGAGTAAGTATCTTTCCAGTCGGCATTATGATCATTAGTAACCTTTCCGATGGCTCGCCCATCGCTGGGCGAGCCATCTTTTCTTAATGCATGATTCCTCCAATCAGCATCGTAATTAACTCCATATGGCGGGTCAGTAACCATAAGCACAGGCAATGCCCCCCCTATCAACTTTGCCACTTGGTCGCTGTCTGTGCTATCGCCACACATCAACCGATGCTCACCGATTTGGAATAAATCCCCCGGCACAATATCCGTTTCAATAGTATCGGGGATTTCGTAATCATCTTCTTTTGCCTCTTTTTTTACCCCCCAATCATCCGGTAAGTCAACTCCCCATTCAGATAAATCCTTAACGTCCCATTCATTCGCAAGTAAATCATAATCCCATTCACCTCCAGATATGTTGTCCTTTATTATAAACTCTTTTTGCTTTTCCTCAGACAAATCCGTTACCTCGATCGGTATCTCTTTCCAGCCAGCTGCTTTTGCAGCTTCATAGCGCATATTTCCGCCGAGTATCATCATTTCCTTATTGACAACCACCGGGCGAATGTTCATCATTTCCGGGAAATCTTTCAAGGACTGAACCAGTTTTTTAAACTTGTCATCCTTTATGATTCTCGGGTTCTGCGGGTTTTTATAGATTTTGCTGATTTTTACTACTTGCATTTTTTAGAATTTAAAACAAAAGGCAAGCTGCTTATTCGTCAACTTGCCTTTTTTTTTAACATTGTTACCCATAATGGAGTACAAAGTTAAAGTAATTTTATTGAGATGTCAAATATTTTATTGAGAATTTCATTATTTTTCTTCTGATGGATCCCAGTTTTCTTTTTTTATCAGGTCTTTGATTGCCTGTTGGATCATGTCGGTTACTGTTCGCTCATATGTTGCATGAGCCTGTAAGATTTCCATGTCCCTTGCATAGAACGTGACCGTGATCGGCCTTGTTGGTTCGGTGTATTTTCTGTTTTTTGGCATATGTTTAAATTTAACTGTTAATACTGACTTTCCTGGTTACAATCTGTAACCGACTGAGATGGTTAATTATCCTCTTACCTTACCGGTCAGTACCGGTTCCTGATCTGGCTCCCCGTCGATCAACTCGTAAACTTCCCAGTGCCCGGCGCTGCCTTGAAATACATTACCGTCTGCCATTTCCCGCATCTCTTTTGCTAATCGTTTTTTGTTCGTGTCTTCATATCCGGATGAATAAGTACTTCCGTTATTTACTGACCAACTTCCGACATATGTTTTCATGGTTGTATGTTGTTAAATTACTTATAAAACAATTGTTTTAAATCTCTTCCCAGTCCGGGTGTAAACTTCAATTTTTGTTATTTTAGTTTCGTAAACCTGTGCATGTTCTGAAATTTGTTGTTGCACAAAACCAGGATCACACACATCGAAGGCTGAAATACCGTATTCGTTTTTTACATTGTCCGAATCGGTGATATAGACTGTCATTATTTCACGTCCAAGTATATTTCCTTTCTTTGACGCTGCGTAATATTTCGTTTTCATTTCGTTTTGTTTAAAATGTTTGCTTTATTTGAAAATAACATGAATTGTTGTGTTATCTACAAGTTAGCCACTATTAATCAATACCATCAAACTTCTCACCGTTTAATTTGCGAAGCTGAATGATAATATCATTTAATAATCCAAATAAGAAACCTATCAATATTGAAATTGATATACCAGTTATCCATAATTGAAATGGAACGATAATAATATAGCAAATTAAACTATAAGCTACCCATGTTTTTAAATTGAATTTTAATCTGTTTGTCATAATTTTAAAATTTAACAGTGGCTAACAAGCAATATAAAGCAGTTGCCACAAGGTTTATACTAATTTTGAAGCGTTCTACAAGGCAACCGCTTCATATTGCCATCCGTTAGCTTTGTTTTGTGACAGCCTGAGCTGTCTGGTTTGCCCCGTTTGTCTTAAAGAGAACGGTGTAGGTGTAAAAATCATTATTTGCACTCGATCCAGCTTTTCTTATAACTGAAAAGCTTATGATTTCATAATTTTGATAACGTGCATATTCCGTAATGTCTGCGACTAAGAAGTTTTGATCATAACCGCTAAAATTTTTCATAATTGTTTTCATTTCTTTTCTGTTTGTGGCATTTCAGCCCGGTTTGCCCCGTCCGTGGGGTTCGGCCCCGGAATGACTGAGACGGACGGCGAAGGGATTAACATTGTACCTGACACCATACACCATCCCCATCCTCTTATGAGTATATGATACTTTTCAGGCACAGGAGTTTCGTCTATATTACCCTCTTCGTCTTCTAAGATTCCTCTTAATCTGTCACGTCCGTACTTTGATAACGTTGTTTCAATAACTGTGTCTCTCAGATCTTCTCTGTTTTCAAAGAGTTCCTCCCCGGTAAAATTTCCGGCAGGTGTATAGATTTTTTCTGCGTTGTAAATTGTTCCGTTTTTTACAAATTTTAAGTTCATCTGACAATGTTTTTAAAATTGTTTATACATTCCACGATGGTTCGATTAGATATATCAATCCCCGTCGATCAACTCGTAAACCTCCCAGTGTCCAGTGTTGCCCCCGAACACGTTACCGTCTGCCATTTCCCGCATCTCTTTTGCTAATCGTTTTTTGTTCGTGTCTTCATATCCGGATGAATAAGTACTTCCGTTATTTACTGACCAACTTCCGACATATGTTTTCATGGTTGTTTTGTTTAAAATGTTTTGCATGGTTTCAGGCTCAAATATTTCTATAAAAACATTCGGGTAGTTTTCTGAAATCCAATTTACTTGTTGAGCTTCAGAACGGAAATCCCAATCACCTGGCAAGTGCGGGATTCCTTTTTGCTGTAAAAATTCTCTTTCGTATTTCATTTTAGTAATTCAAAAGGGTTGGAAGTTACCTCTATGGTTACATGCATCGAAATAGGGAATAAATCACCGTCAATCAATACTGAATAAGCTTCGTTTGCGTTTGATTGCATCAATTGAGTTTCAATCATCATTACAGGCTTATCGTTTACAAACATTCCATTTTGTTCATCGCTAATAGCCCAAATAACTGCATTAATGATTTGATTTGCAAATCCTTTTTTCAAATCAGAAACATGATTAAAGTTAATTTCTTCATTAGCTGTTTCAAAAACTTGTCCGTTTACCTTTGCTTCGTAGCTGATTTCGTTTTCTTCGAATTTGTAAGTTGCGCTGTAAGTTTTCATTGTCGTATGTTTTATTTGTTGTTTGTTGATGTAAAGATACAACAATTTAACACCCGAAGTCAAGTGTTTTGACGATTATTTTTAACCAAAAATGATATTTAGAAGGAATTTAAACAAGCGGATTGTCACGCTCCCGCTCCAAATTCCGGTACTCGAACTCAACTATTAACAGGGTTTCTTTTTCAAAATCCACGGGAATAGATTTGATGTATTTTGCATAGCCGTTTGCCAGGTTGTAATTTTTGGTGCCTATCGGGATGATCTTTGAAACCCTCATCAAACATCCTTTCGGTAATTTTATGTCAAATCCGGCCTTTTTGTCAGAGAGTAACTTTTTCTGAACGATAACATAATATGTCATTCCAACCAGGTGCGTTATCATTTTATCTTCAGACGGAGTTTTGCTTTCAAGATTAACCAGTTGCCCTTTAGCTTGTTTTTAAACCCGCCCCGGTCACGGACGGAAACAGCATAAACTGATTTAACATAATGCTCAACTCCCTCCTTGCCCCCGACGTCGAATATTGCCTTGAGGTTTTCTTCGTGGTTTATGGCCTTGCCGGTTGATTTGTCAATCATCCGGGGGAGAATCTTCGCCCGGTCTGTTAAGAATTTGTGCGCGTTAACCCTCATCCCGCCTACCGTGACAGTTTTACTTCTGCGATCATTTCTTGACTTGCTCATAAAATAGTTTTTTTACAGTATCGAGTATTTTTTTCTTGATGCTCTTTTCGCGGCCAACGAAATTCACGGCCCGGATATAATCTTTTACACCTTCGTCGCCTCTTTGCTCTTTAACCTTGTCGATGTTCTTAACGTGATCGACCTCCTTACCATTGATTTTTATTTCGGGTAGCGGGATCCCGGATTGATATTCCTGCCAGCTATTATAGATTTTTCGCATAATTTATTGAATTTTTCAATATTAAATGACATGGGAAAACCGGGATCAACCCGGTTAACCGTTTACTTTGTTACATACCTGCAAACGTACATATGTCTTTGTTCGGGATACGGCGGCAGTGTGTAATAAATTGCGTCCATTGTCTTTAAATAGCCATCGACTTCGTTTTGCGTTCCGCAATAAGGATCAAGCCATTTACCGTTGCGTTGATTTTGACACTCAGCACATACGGTCGGTACGGGTGTCGGTTCTTCCTCTTCTTTTTTACATCCGATCAATGAAAATATCACGGTTAGGATGAGTAATAATTTTTTCATATGTTTTTATTGTAAAACTAAGAAAAATTATGTCTGATTCTGTTTGCTGGTTAAAAGTTTTTCCTGTTTATAAAAACTGATCCGTTGCTGGATCGATTGTAAAATGATGTTTGTCTGTTTCAGAAGTAGGTCAAGCGTTACGGCTGTCGCTTCGTGAGCCTGCTCTTGTTCGTACATCTTTTCGTTGTCGATTAAAGCCTGGTTGTCTGAGGTCCCTATCTTCATCCCGGCTTTTTGATGCTGAAGGGTTGATTTCGCTATTCCGATCCGTCGCATGAAGTAGCTCGAATTATAAGATGTTTTGTAGTCTGCGACATGCTGCGCAAGAGTGAAGGTTCTTATTGCTATTTCATCCTGAATAGTCAACAGGCCATCAATTGAGGCTGAATCCTTCGCTTGGTGATACTGATTGACCCAGTACCTTATTTCGTTACATATGTTGTTTACTGACTTCATTTGTACTTTTCAATTATTTCTATAAGCCTAAATCTGTCGTGTTTGTAACCGTGCCTTTTGTAATATCCGGCTTTCATATCCAACATTTCTACCCGGTCGCCTCCGATTCTGTTTATTAATCCTTTGCGGTACTCGATTAGATTTCCTGACAAAAAGCTGTTGCACCTACGGCATTGGCCGTGGACGTTATCTTCGTCAAACTCCAAAGCGGGATGGTGACCGGCTGAATAGTAATGCCCCGCATCATGCACATTGTACGACCCGCATGAAATACAAGGCTGACCTTCGTCTCTTTTTCTGATCCAGGCCCGGAAGATTTCCCCGGCTTTTTTCCTTAACTGTGGAGTAGTGTATTTTGAGTAATTCATTATAAGATCGCCGTTTTTTCACGAATAAACCCAGATACTTTCAAAAGTAATCCCCTGGCGTCTGCTAAAATCTTTAATGCCTCTTCGCTTTTTAATTCAGGTAAAGAAATTTTCTCGATAACATTTGCAAATTCAATCAACTTCGATTTATCCGGTGCAGCTTTTGCTTTTATTTCAGCTTCCTGTTTTGCTTTTAGTTCTGCGGCAGATTTGGCATCGGTTTCTTTTTTTGCCCTTTCCTCTGCTTCGGCCTTGGCTTTCAGTTCGGCTAATTGTTTTTCCTTTTCAATTGCCTCCGCTTTCAGACGTTCGTTTTCCAGCCTCACCCGTTCTCTTTCCTCTGCTTCCTTGCGCTCTCTTTCAATTCTCTCTGCTTCGGCTTTTCTGTCGGCTTCGATTTTAGCTTGCATCTGTAACCTTGCACCCTCAATGAGTTTCTGCCACGCATCTTCGGTCATGTTGCCAAGATCAACAGCATACGGTACAAATTCAACATACGGCCTCAACAGTTCTTCTCTCTGCGCCCGTAACTCTGCCCTTTTCTTTTCTGCCTGTATTTCTGCAAACTTTTCCTGTTCTTCCAGATATTTTTCGGTCGGCGTGATTAAATAGTCGATCACGTTATAAACACCCTGAACAGCCTTCCCGTACCGGAGTGAATCTTCTTTTAACGCCTTGCGTGTTTTGTCAGCATTAATCCTGATTTCCCTGAGTGCCAACCTTGCTTCTCTCGCCATTTTCATTTCCCTTGTCTGAGAAATATCTGTAACGACAAGCGTTCTGGCCTTTTCGTTCCACCCTTTCGCTTTGTCAAAAAATGGAAGGAACGATTGCTGTAACATTTCGGCGGTTGTTTGTTCAAGTCCGCTTTCTGATACGAATTTTACTAATTCATTTGTTTTTTCGATTGTTTCCATGATTTTGTATGTTTGATATTTATATTAATCTCCCTGACTTTGTTAAATCTCTGTAAATTACATTAGTCACCGCCGCCGCATCGCTTACCGTTATGTCAAATGTTAACTTTTTGTCGTTATTAAAAAGCGCGTGACAAACGGCCCTGTGAACTGCGATATACTTTTCATTTCCGATCTTTTTTAAACTATCTTTATTCATAACAGCTTCATTAACCTTTCCTCTGATATGCTTTTTGTTTCGCCTGTTTCAATGTTCTTAATGTCATATACCCAAACTCCGTTAATCTTTTCGATCCAAATGCATTTCAGTTTTACACCCTTAATTTCAAATTCGCTCTTTTGTAGAAATTTCTTCACGGGAGAATTGTTCGTTTTCGATTGCTTCGATGAGTTTGTCATAAGCTCCATATAGTGACATGTTTACCAGGTTCCTTTTCAGATCCGTAAGCTCTTTGTCCGTGTATTCAAACAGGCTTTGCATTATTTCCGATGACCAGGATTCGAAGGTGCTCATTTCATTATCCATCTCACCTGACCGTTAACCGTGATCTTTTCAAAGTTGTCAAACGTGTACCCTTTCGGGATCATCTCACAAATTTCCTGATGTGTGTAAATTTTGATCCTTTTATCCCAGCTCACAATATCAGCAACCAAGGGCACCGGGAATCGGTAAGTGTCAATCACGTTGTTAATCGCATCCGTGACCTGTTGAGTTGACATTTTCTTTTCCGCCATCCTCTGAACCAAAACCAACAAAAATCCCGGTTGGAGCTGCGGAAAGCATTGTTGAAGCCTTTGGCATTCGTTCTTTACGTGCTTCATATCAGCCGGGGGTTGATTCTGATACAGCGACACTTCTGAAACCAAGCTCGACGATCTTTGCGATGTCGTCAGGATTTGTTGCAAATCTTTGTTTTCCAGTAGTTCCACGTCTTACGCCTTTAATGTTTGATAAAATATTAGCCAAGTTTCCCGAAATCTGAGAGAGTTTAAGCTGTGTTTGATAAAAGTTTTCCCAACTTTCGTATTTATCCAAAATCAACTTCCAGCTTGCGATTATTTCATCCGGGCGGGCCGGAACGCCGTTTTTTTCTCCAATTGCCCTTATGAGGTAGTTGATGATATTCTGCATTCCTTTTGCATCCTGTGCCTGAAAAAAATATTTAACATCCAGTTTGGCTTCGTACCAATCTGTGAAAATTTTAATACAGGTATTCTGGAGGCCCGAAAATTCATTTTCGGGTATATTATTTCTTTTCTTTCCTTCTTCTTTCTTCTTTATTTCTTTTATGGGGGTAATTGGCGTTTCCTGATCGTTTACTAACCGTTTACTAACCGTTTCCTGATCGTTTACCACTTCTTGGTATTTATCATAATTACAAATAGTTATCCGTGTACAAAATTTAACGTTCTCAATCTTAATCATAGCATCTTTTTGCAACAGCATTAAAAACGTTCTTACGGTCTTTTTTGTAACCATCCACCTGCGGGCCAACCCGTCAAGTGATCTGATCAATTGTCCCCGGTTGCATTCGATCAAATTATTACCAATCAGCATTTTATTGCTTTCGTAATTTGCCATCAAAAGCAGGTCGATCCACCATTTGAATTTTCGATCATCCGACCAAAGCCAGTGATCTATAATTTCCCTATGTATTTTTATCCAACCGGCCATTAAATTGTAAACAGTTTTTCAGCCAAGCTCAGTTGTTCAGAATTTACCTCCCAAACATACTCCCACCTTCCATATAACCCTATTCGCCTCTTTTCTGTCTTTATCAACCTCCCGTCATCTGTTAGAACCGTTATCGACCTGCGAATCGAAGTGAGAGGAACATTTCCAAGCCCGACCGATTGCCGGAACCGGTAAATCTGAGAGGGGGTCAGACTTCTTTTTCTGAGAAAGCAATCCAGGATGATTTTATCCTGTGATTCGGCTTTCTTAAAACCACGTTCAAGGTTCTTTCCTTTCAGGGCCGTGGTATTGAAATATGAGGGTAGTGTGTACATATCAGAAAGGTAAATCGTCGAATGGTGCATCAACCGGGACTTGTTCGCTGACCTGATCACTAACCGACATTTCCGGCCAATCGATCGGCGTTATGCGAGTAGTAATGATCTCATAAAATCTCATCCTTACACCTTCTTTCTCGTACTCTCTCGACCTGAGCGATCCTTCGACCAGTACCCGGTTGCCTTTTTTCAGATACTTACCGGCAAATTCGGCCATTGCCAATTTTGCGCTGACGTTGTGCCATTCGGTTTGTTCGACCTTTTCGCCGGATTTGTTTTTGTAGCTCTCGTCCGTAGCGATGGTAAAATGAGCAACCTTGCCCCATTCAAATGTTTTGATTTCGGGATCCTTTCCGACCCGGCCTAAAATTGTGATTTTATTCATGTCCTTTGTGTTTGAAGTCCGTAAATTTTTTTATCTGTAATCTTATCCCGGTTGTCCTCCACGAACTCGATCAACCTTTCACAGATCGAAATCAATTCTCTTTCCATCCGGGGATGGTAGGTGTAATCCTCTGTAAAGACGTTGTTAAAGTCCGTCACTAGGTATTGAAAACGGTCGATGTGAGATTCCAGTTGAACCTGTGCATGTAAATAGGCCCGGTGCTGCCAGTTATGTAAGAACTTTGGGAACTCATAACGGGAAGTAGTTTTAATGTCAAATATGGTATCTCCCTTCATTTCGTCAGCGTAACCATAAAGCTTTACTTCGCCGTACTTTGTCATTATTTCAGATTCAAGATAAATCTGCGGGACAGCCCCGGCAAGGCGATTGTAAAACTCTTTCAGGATAGATTTTTTAAAAGAAAAAACCCATTTACGATTCTCACGTGTGAATGTGTAAACCCACTCTTCCAGGGGGCTTTCAATGAAACCTTCAAAAAGTAACCGGTCTCTTAAGAATTGATCGACAACCTCATTAAAGGCAGTCCCCTTGTCAGCCGCTTCGCTGACAAAGGGAACACGGTTAATCTTATTGATCATTTCCTGTACTTCGCTTTCAGGGTCATTCAAATACCTCTGAAACGAATCTAAAAGAGTTGGATATATGTTATACATCAGGATGCTTTTTCGTATTGTTTTGAAGCTTTGTTGATTATCAAACCAAGTTCCTGCGACCGGGAACGGATCATGTAACTTGCCTGAGTTTTTGAATCCCAGATGTGCTGAAACCTCATAATCTCTTTTGTGGCGTCATTCAGATCCTCGGCACTTTCACAGCATGAAACCTTTTCGCCGATCACTTCCATGAGCTCGGTATAGTTTTCAGCGATTTCTTTTCTTTTTTCCAAACTCTCCGAATAGGTAGAAATAATCATACTCAGGAAATTGTTGTTAATCGTTGCCTCCGGGATTTCGATAACTGCATCCAGGTTACAGGTGTTTTTACCGTAGAATTTCTCACAGGGGTCAAACGAAATTGTCCTTTTCTTGCCACTGGCCTCCATATAGCCAACAAGGTCAATTTCCTTAATAAGGTCACCGGCTGATGATCCCCCGATTTCAGGGCGAATGATCTTATTGTCGCCGTCTCTCTCTTCCCGTTCGTGGGCGACAAATACCAAGTGTTTACCCATTACTGAGACTTGCTTAACAAAATTGATAAACATTGTTTTTCTCACCCCGTATCCCTGAAGAGTTAAGGCCCCGTCCTTGCGGCCCATCTTTGCATCGCCTTTGATAATGTAAGCGGTCATAAAGTCAAGGAGTTTCCCGGCGGTGTCGATGACGATCGTTTTATAAGCCGTTAAGTCCTCTTTGAGCACCCCGATACAATCTTCCCACGACGCAATCTGAACCGTATCTGTGACGTGAATAGGATTAAGGCGGTGTACTCCGCCATCGAAGTCTAAAAGTAGCGTCTGAGGGGCCGAAACGCCCAATGTGGTCTTGCCGATCCCCGGCTGACCATAAATAAGCACCTTAACGCTTTCAGGTGCTTTAATTTCTGATGGTTTTCTGATTAGTGTCATAATTTTAAAATTAAAGTTAGTGCCCCTGCCGGATTCGAACCGGCACCCTTGAATGAAAGCAGGTTTACGATGACCTAATAAGTTTTCAGGGGGCCATTAAGGGGCCTATCCGCAAATATCGTTTGCCACTTCTTCGAGTGAATTAATTATCACGTCTAAGGCGTCGGTAAATTCGTTTTCTGAAATATCAACCCGGCCTTCACGAAGAGAGGTAAATTCTGATTCAGAATACATCCGAAAACCAGTCGCTGATGTGATTAACTGAGTTTCCACGAGCTTTCCGTCTCTCTCAGCGATACGGAACATGCCGCCCAGTATTTTATTTTCTTTGTAGTAATAAGGCAGTTCGACCTTTATTTCTTCGGTCATTACCTTATTCCCTATTGATTTTAATGTTGCTTCCATGTGCTATAAAATTAAATACAAATATACACAATAATATTGATTTTCCAAATATTTTTAATGGTTTTTTATAATAATTTACCACGAATTTCATTAAAAGAATATCGGGGGTGCCCGTCGGGGTGCAGGGGGTTGATTTCTCCCCTGCTTTGCATCCGGGCAATGGTTTTGACAGACTTACCTAACAATCGGGCCGCTTCCTTGCGGTCTATAATCCTATCGCAAGGGTTGACAATTTTTGTAACTTCTTCCCGGATTATATCCCTGAGTTCTTCAGGCGTGACTTGAAGTATTAACATATCTCAAAGTTTTCACGGTCATTATCCATGCGGGATTCGGCCCTTTCGACTTCATCCCAAAAGTCATTCTCTATATCTTCTTCGGTAATTTCCGGGGGGTCAATATTTGGATACACGATGTGCCTCCTTTCTTTTGCGGATCACCTGCCAGATAGCCCCGACAGTGAGATCATATTTTTTTGCCAACAACTCCACGATAGCGGTCTTCGACCCCAACGCTTTTGTGTACTGATTGAAAATGTCAGTATCCCTTAATGCTTTTTTGCGCTGATAATTAGTTAGTTGAACGATAGTTTTTCCCATAACTCGACAATTGTTTTTAAATACTGTTTATTTACAGCGTTTTTTTAATAAAATTTAAGTTACAAATATACACTGAATATTTAAATTGTCAATATTTTATAGTGATTTTTTTATTAAAGTTATTAACATCCAACAAAGGCTCAATGAAAAACCCCGCTACCATTACGATAGCGGGGTTTTGTGTTTATAAGAGGGTAGTTCCGGGGGCGGTTTTCCGAAAAATGCCTACCCAATCGACCGCCCTCCGGCCCCCCCTATTTTATCACGTACCCCAATCTCCCCATCACCCCGAAACTCTCAAAATACGCTGGCCCGATCCCGATAATCAACTTTCCCTGAAAGATTGTAAAGGCTTCAACTCCCAATCCCGGCATTTTGTTCAAATCGTTGACAAATACCGATCCTCCTACGCCCCATTGCCATTTTTTGACCTTATAAAGATAGGCTGTGTCATGCTGAATTATAACATCGTGTCGGGTGATTTGCGGAAATTTATCGTTGATCTTGATGTTTAAAATCCGGTAATTTCTCAGACAGCCTAACGCCTCAAAATTTATAACGTACTTGTCATATGTTAATGTGTCGTTATAATAGTTTCGTGGACAGGGGTCTGGCGTGGTGTCCGGCTCTGGCAGTCCGGGTTCTTTAATCGGCGGCCCCATGTACCGAATCGGCGTCGGGTGTATCAGCTTGGTGGGGCCGTAGTCAACTACCCTGTCAACCCAGACGGTATCGGACGGGGCATTCATGCAGGCCAACCACTTATTGTTTAATTGTTCAATCAACACATCCCGGCTACTCAGAGCGTCCCGGTGACGTTTTTCCCGCGCCGTCCACCACCAGATCACTCCGCCGATCAACAATGCACCAAGAACGATGCTTGTCCAGATTTTAGGCTTTTTCAGGGTTGAGATTAGTTTTTGGGTATCAATCTGTACTACGCTCATGAGAATAGTTTTATTTCATCATGTAAAAACAGCCATGCCTCAGATTTCCGGCGGTTGGTTAAGCCTTCATTGGATCTCTTTTCGCCTGGTTCATCCACTAAACCATCACCGTCATTGTCCTTCCCGTCCCTGGTAGCGTCCTCTTTATTCCACATCGCAAAGGCTGTTTCAATCGGGATTTCGGTTTTATGGCCTGAGATAACTTTGAGAAGCGTTGATGTTCTGAACCGTGGCTCACCGATATTGTAAACGAATGCAACAAGGCTGTCGAACTGGCATTGCGTGAGATTGAATTTGAAATCAAACATTGCCTTATTAACAGCGTTTTCAGCGATGCGAAGGTCATGTTGAAAGCATTTTTCAGCCTGTTCCTGAGTTCCGGTATCGCCTAATTTTACCCTTGTTCCATCAGGATAGACGGTACAGCCCCAAAAAATGGTAGCGACCCCGGCTGAACATGGGTACGCTTTCAGCCGGAGTCCTTCCAGGTGCTTAAGGAGTGTAACTCCTTTTTCAGAGGTATTCATTACAGTTCGACCTTCGTGTTCTTAAATGCGGCTTTTTTACCAGCAGGAGTTTTCGCAGCGTTACCGATCCCGTTAATAAGAGAAACGATCCAGTTCAGGATTGTCACTATTTTACTTACGAGCGTCCAGTCCTTCGCCGTGGGAACCAACCTCAGTACGATTTCCCACAGGGTCAACAATACCACAATAGCCCAGGAAGTCCACTCTGGCCAGCCTCCTCCGACCGGGATAGCGTTCGGGTCGATAACGGTTGTAACCGTCGCTGTTTGTGCAATAGCCCCGATCACCAGGATTAACAGGGCGAAAAGAATCATGTACTTTTTCATAATTGTAAGTGTTAAAGGGTTAATTTTCGATTATGTTATTAAATCCGTACTTCCGACGGAGTTCATTAATTGCAATTCGTTTGACGTGTACCCACTCCCAATACTTTTTACCTGACCAGGGAATCAGGCGGTAAAATAGGGGCTTCTTTACAGTTATTGACTTTTTAAAGAAATTCACATCGGCAATAACATAGGTGTCACCGTCTGTGTATTGATACCGTTTTAAAATAACTTCTTCGTTCATTTTGCGTTGATATGATCGTCCAGTTTCCGTGAGTTATCCCTGAGCATGGTTATAATCAGGTCGATCTTTTTATCCAACGCCTCAACCATTTCCTTATCGGCTTTGGTATCCTGTAAAGATTTGATCTGTTGTTCCCGTTCCACTCTCATTTTATCGACATACTCAAATGAAACCTTAGTCTGAACCTCTTTATCCAGTTGTTCGATCTGATTGTCATGTAGGATCAGCTTCTTTTCGTGCGACGCTACCGAATAGTTGGTATTGTAGTAAAATCCCGTTCCAATCACCACTCCCGCAGCAATCCAGGAAAGCACTGTCGTAAACCAGTTGGCCTTGTAAAATGTTTTCTCAGTCATGGTAGCTAATTTCTTTGATTATGAATGGTTTAAGTTTATTGTCCTGAACGTTCCAAGGCCCGACACCTGAATTTATTTGAAGGCTCATCGGATAAATTGGAAATGCCTTTACCTCACTTTTTAGCACTGTTAAAACATTCCTATCATCAATGTAAACCATGATCCTGGCGGGCTCCCAGACAAACCTTAATGTAACATCCTTCCAATCCACCGGGAGCCAGTAATTCCGTGTTTTGCAGATTTGATCGGAATAGTTTAACGGATTAGATGGCTTGTCGTGAAAGGTAGATGTGACGTGGAACCTTGTAAGGAAACAGTCTTTGCGGAAATGCTCGATTAAGTCAATTTCCGGAGGGATACCAAAATGCTGAGTAAAGATTTCGTATAGCCAAATTGCTACCCATGATCCCCGGAATGAGGGCAGTCTGAACCTGAAAGTGTAAGTACCGAAATGTAGAAGTTCCTTAGAAATCATTCGCCCGGCGGTGTATTGGCAAGGTAGTTGTGTTCGCACCCATTCGGGCGTTTTCATATACCAACCTATTGTGTCCTCTTTCGTGACAAATAAGGAAACCGATCCGTTTACATTCCAAACCACATTCTTGTCAAGCGTTTCGTTGTAAGCGATTAGCCCGGTTGCGGGACAATTTCCCCAGGGATGACCGTATTGCCAGAGTTCAGGTTTCAGTATGTTCATTGATTTCTATTTATAGAATCAAATTCATGAGGCCATGCCAACATACTATCTATTTTTGAATAGTATCTTACCTTAGACTTTAGATAATCGTTAATAGGATCATTTTGACTTGTAAGTTTTTCGCAATGTTTATACATTTCTAAGGCATCATTTCGATTGCAAAAATGTCCTTCATAAAGTTTCGTTTTAACCCACTCCTTATGTAAAGATTCACAATTTAACGGCTTTAAAGGGCAGTTATAAAATGTAAATGTGAGGGTGAACATTGTCACTATGTAAATCCATCTTATCATTTCACCACCACTTTCCCATCAACAAAGTTTCCGGGGCCGTCGGGCAGTGCGGTAGGGATCACGTTTACGACTGCAAAAACACACTCGTTTCCCTTTGATGCTTCGTTGTTCCAATGCAATACAGTTTCCCCCGGTTACTTCGAGCATTTGAAATACAGGTAAGCCAAAACCTGATTTTTTTTCAGGGTCACGGCCTTCAGACTTGACCACGAAATTTTAAACTTCATTGTTTCGTCATCTACGGGCGTAGCTGCGAATTGCGGAGTGCTGGCCGCCTTCAACTTTTCGTTGAACGTGGCCTTATTGAAGGTTAATACTGATTTCAGGTATTCAAGCCTTAAGCTCATTGCCTGAATAGCGTTGAAATCTTTTACTTTCAGAGCAACCTTGATCTGGTTGTTCCCCTTGCCGGTTATGGTCGGAGCCGTGATCGTCGGAGTTGTCATAATTATTGATTTAAAAAGTTAATTACTTCGTTTGCTACCTTGGTTGCTTTATCTGTGCAGTCAACCTCTTTCGTTAATTCGATTCGTTTATTTTCATACTGTTCTTCGTGATATTGTTTCAAGGCTTCATGAAATTCGACAAAGGCTAACCAGTATGCTTTTTGTTCATTCGTTTGCTCTGCGGCGTCGGACTGAGGGTAAGGGTTTCGGTCCTTCCAGTCTGCCGCCTCTGTCGCCTGTTGACGGGATTGACCTTCTCTCAGTTCTGCAAGTTCCGTTTCCGCTCTCCTCATTTGCTCTGAAAACAGTTCCGCTTTGATTGCAGAGATGATGTTTTTGCGTGTCGGGATTTCTTTGAGCAAAACCTGTTCGCATTGCCATGCTGTTCTTTTGCCTTCAAGACCTTCTTGTTCGATTTCTTCGTGATCGAAGGAAATTATTAACCTTCCTTGTAAATAGAGAATTAAAGGTTGCTTACTATCTGAAATTGATTTCATATTGCTTGTTTTATTGTTTGAAAATCTGTTACATACTTAAAGTGAGGTGCCCGCCGATATTCTGATTGAGATTCGAGGAATCATTATTCAGATTCCAATTCCAGCCGCCATCATTCGCGCCATTATTCGCATTGCCTCCGAAAATCGCCACACGCCAGCCGGTCCATCCAGGACACATATTTACACACCCAAAATAATTAAAGAACAATAGAATATTTTTTGCAAAGCGCTTCGCATAATGTGCGCTTCGCGCAATTTTTAATAAGCGAGGCGCCCGCCGAGATCCCGACTGAGAGCCGAGGAATCATTATTCAGAACCCAAGACCAGCCGCCATCAGTCGCGCCGAGAGTCGCATTGCCTCCGAAAATCGCCACAGGCCAGCCGGATGCTTGCCAGTAGTAATCCGTTAAATGCGTAGTTGATGCGCCTCCAACTGCGGTGGGCAACATCAGCCTTGACGAGTAAGCTAATGCTGTTTGCCAGCCACTTGAATTTGATAACGTTATGCCCGTCGCGGTGTATCCTGTTGAGATATCATCTGCCCACGCCGACGAATTATTTGTAACATAAACTGCGTTCGAATTGACATTAAGCCCATCAACCCACTTCCAGATGTGTCCATAGAAGTTTTCAATCCCCCTATACTTACTGTATTTCG